TGATAATCCAGACGGAGATAAGTACGAATATAATCTGTCTGAGAATGAGAATTTTGAAAATCTGAACGCCGTAGAGATGGGAAGGCTTTATAAATACGGAGATGGATTTAAATTCCAGGCACTTGGATCAGGATATACCGGAGGAATGACAGAATTGTTTAAGAATTTCGGTCTTGACATTGATGAGGGAAGGGATTAATCATGAAAATTACATTTGGAGCAGTATTATTAATTGCTATTATTGTTGCAGCGTTTTTCTTTTTCAGAAGTAAAACAGGGAAACGAGTAAAAACAAGAGCAACGGGTACAGCAACGGAGGCTATCATTAAAGATGCCTCCACCCCGGAAGGGGCAAAAGCTTATTATAACGAAGCTATTGATGCTAAAAAGGATCAGTATAATAAGGCAAATCAGATCTATACACAGATGCTTGGCAAGATCACTTCTTATGAGGAGCAGCTTCGAGCATTACAAAAAGAAAATATGCAGCTTAATTTAAACATTAACGCTTGTATCGATAAAGGCGATGATGAAGGGGCTAAAGTATATTTGAAGAAACAGCAGGATGCAGAAGATAAGATTGCTGTTTTAAAAGATACACTTAAAGAACTTAGATCTAATGCAACCGCTCAAAAGGAAATGCTTGACAGTGCGCTTCAGGCGGTAAATGATCTTAAGTCTGAAAAGGATAAGGCAATTCTTACTCTTGAAACGGCGCAGGTTACAAAATCCTTACAGGTTACTCCTGGCGCTTCAGACAAGGAAGAAGACAAAATGCTTGAAGTTGTTCGTGAAGGTATCAAAAAGCAAAAAGAAGCTGCAGACGGTACAAAGGCTGCATTTGATGCATCTGCAGATGTACAGCAGAAGCGCCTTGATAAGAAGATGAAAGACGAGGCCATTGATAAGAAACTGCAGGAGTTAAAAGTAAGGAAAGGAAAATAAAATGGTCGCATTAAATATGGGAACATTTGTTATATGCCTCGCGCTTGCCTTTCTAGCAGGCGTGGTGGTAAAAACTATTATATCGAGAAAATAAAGGTGTGCAATATGTTGATAAGAAAAGAAATTATTCCAATAGATGAGGTATATTCAGCAGTAAAAGATGTATTGTTCGAACCAAATAGAAAGAAATCCTTTGTTAATATTCGTGGGGATTTAATTAAAGGAAATAGTCAGCGATTTCAGACGTTTTTTACAAAAGGATTGAAATGCGTCTCTTGTGGAATAGAAGGCAAATATTTCGCAAAGGAAAAAACAAAGGGAGATAAGAGATATCATTTAAATCTATATGCTATAGATGGTAATGGAAAAGAGGTATTAATGACAAAAGATCATATTTTTCCTCATAATAAAGGCGGAAAGAATAATATCTCTAATTATCAAACTATGTGTGTGAAATGCAATGTAGCAAAAGGAAGTAGGATATTATAGGAGGAGACAATTATGAGTTTTGTTGTAAAAGGTAGTTTTGGAGAGATTGAAGTGGATTGTATTATAAATGGATTGATAACACCTAATAAGATGATTATGTTTAATGCTATGCTTGTGGATGGCAGGAAGATATTTGTAGGGATTGCCCCAATAAACAAAGGTTATCAAGAAGCATTAGAGCAGATTCAAGAAATCAATAAGATACTTGAAGGGGCAAATTGTAAAAAAGAAAAAGCAGCACCAGCCCATAAACCTAAGTACAAATGGGGAGACTGGACAGAAGGTTACACTTATTTTATGGATCCATTTTCTCGTAGAGAAAAACTATTAGTATATAATGTTAGAACTAATGGTAAGAGAGTGCAGGTAGAATTCGACGGTGTAAAAGCTATGGCTTCTTGTAATATTGAAGCAGGAGATCAATTTGATTATAAGTTTAGTAGGGAACTGGCAGAGCGAAGATTGATTGCGAAATTGATTGAGAAACGTGCAAATTCATATTATATAAGCAAAATCAGCAAAACAAATTAAATTAACTTTGCGTATTGACAAACATAACTTGATATGCTATACTAAATACATAGTCAAGGATGACAACAGCACAGAGGAGTGAAAGCTCCCTGTGCTAAATAAAAAGAAGAAAGAAATTTAATTATACAAACAATGAATGTAGCGGTATGATGAAATTGGCTAGACATAATAGACTTTGACTCTATTGAGCAGTAGCTCGTGTGGGTTCGAATCCCACTATCCGTATTCGGACTATTCTTACGGATTTACTTGATGGCCTAAATAGTAATGAGGAGAAATAAGTCCGAGAGGTTAACCTGTATATTATATAGCGTCTATAGGACATTAAAGAAGATTGAAAAGTTGGTGGAATACTGGAACCCAGTGATGAGGAAGCTGCGAATGTGTTGGTTGTATGGTTTGGACGCATTGAAAGGAAACATTTATATAGATGTGCTTTGTGCTAATGAGGTTGTGAGTGGGCGTTGGAGGATGATCTGGTAGCAGATGTGTAATTAGTTACGAAGCGAAAAGTAATTGAGTCAGTGAGGTAGAGGTGAGTGATGGGGCAACGGAATGGTGACGACTGTTCGTGTAGCTGATGCGATTGCATAGATAAGTTTTTTACAGATATTGTTACATTTCTATATTGTGGGTGTAATTATAACGCCCACTACAAAGGAAACTTAGCTCAGTTGGTTAGAGCAACCGGCTCATAACCGGTCGGTCCTGGGTTCGAGTCCCAGAGTTTCCATTTCTCCTGCAAGGCGTCAGGAGTGACTTTTATAGTCTCCATTTTCAATATGAAAGAGCCGTTTCTGGTTACGTAAAATCAGATGGCGCTGGAAAGACAGATAGTTTAGAGATTGTTTGCGAGTAAAAAACGTACTGCTTTATAGAAAATGTAGGGAATTGAGCGAATCAAAGAACACATAATCCTGTTGTGACTGCAGCACGGCAGGTCATGCATGAAAAATGATAAGTAGCTCAGTTGTGAAAAAGAGCGCACTGCAAAAGTGAGGTCGGTGGTTCGAGTCCACTCTTATCATATTTGTAATGATGTCGCGCGGATCATTACAGAAGAAAATAGTAACTACTGAAATGTATATTTAAGGAGGCAATAAACATGACTAAGCATGATTTATGTACTGGTGATATCGTTCTTTCCACAAAGGGAAGCTACGGTATTGTGCTAATCGGAACTAACGGAGATGATCAGATCAAATGGTACAGTAATAATAAAGGACAGGTTATTGACAGATTTAGATCTTTTTCTATGCTTAATGAAGATCTTACGTTCAAATATGATTTAGGTAATCGTATTATCAAAGTATGGAGAACGAAAAATAAGCATTATATTGGTGATAAAGCAATTACAAAATATCATACAGCAGAAAATCATGGATTTGAATGCATCTATGAAGAGCTAATAAAGGAAGTAACTATGGCTGAAGTAGAAGAAAAGTTCGGCTGTAAAGTGAAAATTGTTAAGGAATAAAATTTAATTATACAGGCACGTATAAATGAGAAATAGGAAATAATATTTGAAGCACTATCTTAAAAGATCAGTGCATAGATGTCAGTGTGACAATAAACTGCAAAGTTATTCCACTTCGGAAAGCGAGGTGAAATAATGGAGCAGAAGAAATTTATGGATATTCAACGTCTGAAAGAAGGATATGCAGATGGATTTGTACCGGGTGACTTAATTGTTATCCAGGAAAAATTTGATGGATCTAATGCAGCAGCTAGATATGATGCAGAGACTGGCAAAATGGTAGCTTTTTCCAGAAGACATACGTTGAATCAGAACAATACATTAAATGGTTTTTATAATTATGTGCAGGAGTTAAATCCTGAAGATTATAAAGACGTTCCGGACTATGTAATATTTGGAGAATGGTCTGGAGCAAGAAATGCGATTATTTATTATCCAGAAAATACTAAGAAATGGTACGTATTTGATATTTATGATGTAAGGGAAGAAAAATATCTTCCTCAGTCAGAAGTAAAGGCATTTGCAGAAACGCATGGACTTACATATATCAATACATTTTATGTTGGACCGTTTGTCAGTTGGGAACATGTACAAAGTTTTATGGATCATCCGGGATATGGAGAAATTCAAGAAGGTATTGTTATAAAGAACCAAACAAGATTAAACGATCCGAATAGCAGATTACCATTTGTAGTGAAAATCGTTGGAGATAAATTTCATGAAGTTGCAAAAATGAATCATGTTAAAAAGATCCAGGATCCGCAAAAGTTGCAAGAACGAACAGAAGCACAGGAACTTGTAAAATCTGTCGTGACGCGGCGTAGAGTTGAAAAAGAGTTATATAAAATGCGTGATGAAGGAATCATCCCAACAGAGTGGTGTGAACAGGATATGAAAACTGTTGCAAGGAATCTTCCAAACAGAATTTATACAGATTGTGTAAAAGAAGAACCGGAAGTAGTTCAAGCAGCAGGACAATATTTTGGAAAATTCTGTTCCGTTATTTCGATGAATTACGCACGAGAGATTATTCTCGGTCCGACTGGAGCAAAGTAAGGCGAAAGGAGGACACGAATGGTGGCAACAGCATTTAGTAGATTATGTACTTCTTGTAAAAAAAGATTTGCATACAAACAAACAGACGCCATCTTTGATGAGAATGGATATGGATATTCAACCAAGCTTGTGAAATGCAAACATTGTGGGCGATTAAATGTGATTCGATATTTTGAAGATGACTCGATGAAATTAAACAATGATAGAAAATATTATGATTATGACATGGTATAGAATAGGAGAATAATAAATAATGGCAAAACAGAAAGAAAAAAAACCGTTAGATAAAAAAGGCTGGGTTCAGACATTTGAATTGATTGGAAAAGCATGTATTAAAGATTATACATTCAAAATTGATGAACATTCTAAGAAAAGCGACTGGATTTACAATTCTATTAACCTGAATGTTGACTGCGGTGATAAATACGGAAAAGTTGGCTGCGAATTAATGGGTGGTTATGGAGCTGGTAGAAACAATGTAATTTATGTTCATGGCAAAGATGAGAATGGCGGAGATGATTTTGATAACAGATATCAGATTGATTTTGATGATCGATTTGACGAGGATATTCTAAAAGATATCGGAGAACTTTGCTTTATCAAAATTGGTATTGAGAAGGATACAAAAGGTGAAGTTGTTATCAATAAATTCTTACATGCATATGATGCAATTAAATATCTGTCTGAAGCATTGCAGGATGGTATGGAGATTAAGGTAAGAGGGCAGTTAAAATATACTGTATATGACAAACATGTACAAGTAAGAAAAGAAATTAACAGTATTTATCTTCCAAGGGAGAAAGAATTGAATACTTATGAAGCAGCATTTACTCAGTCGATGCTTCTTGACAAGTATTCAATCGGAAAAGCAGATAAAGATAAATGTGCGTTCCCGATAACGGCATACATTCTGGAGAAATTCAAAGAATATAATGGTAATGACTTGACTGAAGGTGGCGCTGTAAAAGGCGGAAAGTTTGTACCTTTGAGAAAGACATTTGAATATGTTTATGATCCGGAAGATGAAAAATCTATTGAGCGCGCAGGAAAACTTTTCAAAGTTAAGAAAAACGTAACATTGATTACTTGTCAAGGAGTATTTGTTGAAGGCGGTGCAGTGATCCAGACAACTGAAGACGATTTACCAGACGATATTAAAGAACTGGTAGAAATGGGAGCTTACAGTTTGGAAGAAGCATTAGCACTTTGTACAGAAAATGCTAGTAAAGAACGCAGGATGTTACTTACTAGACCAGTTATTAAGTTAGTTGGAGAAGACGGATCTAAGATTCCACAGATTCAGAAATTTGATTCTATGTATTCAGAAGATGATCTTGTATTAGATTATCTGATTGAAGCAGATGATGACGAAGAAGTGGATGAAGTAGAAGAAGATTCAGAAACTGATACAACGGATCAGGATGAAGAAATTGATTATGATTCAATGTTAGATTCGCTGCTTGATGATTAACTATAATAATTAAATTATACAAAGTACAGAAAGGAAACAAATACTATGGGATACGGAAAAAAGAATACAATTAAAATTGATCCTTTATCATATAATATTGGACTTATTGGGGAAAGTGGTATCGGAAAAACAACAATTATTAAAGAGATGTGCGAGAAACTTGTAGGTGAAGATGGATATCGTTTTCTTGAGTGTGGTAAAGAAGATGGCGCTGACGGTATTAATGGAATCAACTATTTGAATTGTCCGGAATGGTCAATGGATTATGATGAAGAAACAAACAGTATTGGATTTGAAGATTTTGTGGATGATGTCGTTGAGAATAAATCCACAGAATATCCTGATCTAAAGACAGTTGTTATTGATACATATGATCAGCTTGTAGAAATTGCAAAGCCAGAAGTTATTCGTATGCATAATGCGGAGAATCCTGAGAAACCGGTAAAATCTATCAAAGCAGCTTTTGGTGGTTATATGGCCGGAGAGGATAAGGCAACAGAAATTGTTCTGAATAAGTTATGGGAACTGAAATCGGTTGGTGTTCATTTCATTATTATTGGACACGTTAAGCAGCGTACACAAGATGATGTAACAACAGGACAGACATATACTTCTCTAACAACTAATATGTCAATGAGAGATTTTAATGCAATCAAAACAAAATTACATTTTCTTGGTGTTGCTTCTATTGATAGAGAAATCGTGCAGGAAAAGACTGGCAAGACTAAAAAGGAAGGTAAAAAAGATGTAGATATTATGAAAGGTGTAATTACAAGCGAAAGCCGTAAAATTACATTCCGTGATGATTCTTATTCTATCGATTCCAAATCAAGATTTGCTGACATTGTTCCGGAAATTGAATTTAGTTCAGATGCATTAATCAAGGCTCTTACAGATGCTATCAAAGCTGAAGCATCTAAAGGGAGTAAATCTGTTGATGAATTAAAGAAAGAACAGGATTCAGCTGCAGAAAAAAGAGCTGAAAAGATTGCAGAAGCTGAGGCAGAAGCTAAAATACAGAAAGAACTTAGTGAAATCACAGAAAAGATTAAGGCGTTCTGTATTGCTAATAAAGGTAAAACAGCAAAATTAAAACCACTTGTAGCTGCAGCTAAAGAAATGGGTTATGACAATCCGATGAAAGTAACAAATATTGATGACGCAAAAAAGATTCTTGAACTTACTGTTGCGTAAATAAATATTGATCCCAGGGCTTCTGCCTTGGGATTTCTAAGGAGAATAACATTGAGTAAGGAAAATAAAAAGGACACAACTGGTTGGAAAAATGAAGACTTCTTACAAATGTGTGATTGGGTTGAAAGAGAATTGATGGGGTATTCTGGGACGCAGCGTTTGCATAAGAACGCATGTCTAAGATTGCAGGGGCTAAGAAAAGGACAAAGTATGGCAAATAATTCTCATGAAATGTATGGAGAATATCCTATTGATGTTATTTTTAATACTTTTAAAGCGAACAAATATGTCATTTTAAAAGCAATAAAAGGGAAAACATTTAACAGCGAAGATCAGAAAATGGCTTACATTTGTGCTATTGTAAGCAGTCGAATTAATGATATGTACACCAGAATGAAAAATGCAAAGAAAAGCGAAGAGAAATCTGAAAAGATTGATATAGGAGCGCAAAATAGTGAAGCCGCTAAATATCAACGTCAGACGGAAGAGGTCGTAAATTCTACATTCGAGGGGATTTGGTAATTGACATCTATCACTACTAAGACGAAAGATCGCAGTAGTGCGAAAACAATGTCCCCTTTTGAAAAGGAATGTATTGAGACTATTAAAAAGGTAAATGAATATAAGTTAATTGCAGAAGCAAATGCAGTGTCTTCTATTTACAAGAACCCGGATTTAGTCAGAGACACTTCTTTGAAACTGGAAGATATAACAAATAATGCTTGGAGAGTATATTTTTCAATTGCGAACGATATCATCAATGTAGAACAAAAAAATACATTAGATGAAATTACAATCAATATGTATCTATCGAAACATTCAAAATTAAGTAAGAAATACGATGAATATGGTGGATATGGGAAGATTGAAAGTTCATTTACATACATCGAAGAGGCTAATTTCGATTCTTATGTGAATGAAGTAAAAAAGTGGAACGCTGTAATGAAATTAGCCCGAATGGGCTTTCCTGTAAAAGAAAAGTTAAGTAAATATGTCGATGCTAAAGCTGAAGATATATATAACGAACTTGAGGCACTTTTGAATCACACATTTATTAATGTGGAATCTGAAGTTAAAACTTATAATGCCTGCGACGGATTATTTGATTTGATTGATAAATTAAATGCTGGAAGTCAGGTAGGAATGCCACTTAAACATTGTGATATTTTGAACAGAGAAATTGGCGGCATTAATTTTAATGGAAACATTTATGGTCTAGGTGCCAATTCAGGTGTTGGAAAATCAACAACAGCAATCAACTACTTAATGCCTTCAGTGTTAGAACATAATGAAAAAATGGTCATTATGATTAATGAAGAAGATCAGGACAAAGTAAAGAAAGAGTTACTTATCTGGGTTGCAAATAATTTATATAGTGCTGGACTACATAAATATATTTTACGTGATGGCCATTTTAGTAAAGATGTTTTAGATAAGCTTCGTAAGGCAGCAAAATATCTTGAAGAGTTAAAAGAACGCAGAAATATTACAATCGTTCCCTTTGAAAAATATACTGTCAAAGCAGCAATCAAAGTAATAAAAAAATACTCTAGTATGGGAGTAAGGCTGTTTGTTCTGGATACATTAAAAGAGTCATCTGATTCAAGAGACACAGAAACATGGAAATCTATGGAACGAGATATGGTTGATCTTTATGATGTTGTGAAACCAGCTGCTAAAAATGTAGCATTATTTGTTACATATCAGTTAGGGAAAGCTTCAGTAAAGATGAGGTATCTTACAAATAATGAAATTGGACAAGCAAAGAATATATTGGATGTATTTAGTGTGAATTTAATGATGCGTAAACCATTTGAAGATGAATTTCCTGGAGGTTCACATGAGATTAAAGCTTATAAATTGGCGGGAAAAAATAATTCCTCAAAGATTCCATATCATTTGGATCCGGATAAACATTATATGATCACATTTATTACTAAAAATAGATTTGGTGCTACAGACCAATTTCAGATAATCTCAGAGTATGATCTGAGTACAAATATGCATAAAGATGTTGCAATTTGTAATATAGCACAAGATTTTTAATCGGAGAATAATTATGACTGCATTAGAGATTAAGGAATACATTCAGAAAAATGGAAAAATACCTTATGTCTTAGAAAGCATTGGGTGTAGCAATATAGTATATCATGATAACAAGGATTATTATAGCTGCTCTAATGCGGTGGGTGGTGACTGTAACAATCCAGCCGCCATCAATATAAGAAATAATAAATATCTGAATTATCGAAATTATACCAGAGGAGTTGAATATGACGATGGTAAGGATTTAATTTCTTTAGTTCAGTATAATAAAAATATTGATTTTGCAAATGCAATGAAATATCTTCATAAACTTTTAGGATTGAAAAATTTATACAAAGTAAAAGAGGAGAAGAAAAAGCCGGATGATTCCTGGTTCGTGTTCTCAAGATTTGTGGTTAAGCGTAGGAAATGTGTCGTAAATGATTTTGATCCTATGAGTGAAGATATTTTAAATGATTTTGTTCCATATATTCATATTGATTTATTTCGCGAAGGGATTATAAAACGAACAATTAAAAAATTTGGACTTGGATATTCGTATAGATGGAGGAGAACAATATTTCCAATTAGATATTGGCTAGATGGAACTCTGATGGGATATAATGCCAGAAGTTCCATCGAAAATTGTTCTGAATTTGGAATATCAAAGTACTTTATAACACCTGGGATGCGAAAAGAAATTAATATATATGGATTGTGGGAAAATTATAAAGATATTCAGAAAGCAGGATATATTGTTATATTCGAAGCCGAGAAATCTGTTCTTAAAAGAGATAGCAGAATGGATCCAACCGGCGGTGCAATTGAAGGCCATGTACTTTCAGATGAGCAGGTGCGAATTATACTTGGTATCGGAGTAGAAGAAGTTATTATCGCGATGGATAATGATGTTCCAATAGAAGAGGTCTGGAATATGTGTGAGAAGTTTTACGGATTACGCAAAGTTAGCTACATTCGTGATAAATGGAAACTGCTTGGGCCAAAGGACTCACCTGCAGATGCGCCAAATAAGATATATAACTTCCTATTTAAATGGAGAATTCCTTATGATGAAAGTAAACACAGAGAATATTTAAAGAGTTTGAAAAAATAGTTGAGATTAAGCTATGAAGAACTGCAGAAGATGTGCGAGGCACTTGGAGTCGATAGACTCAATTCATGGAGCCGTGTAAACTGCGTACACAATGGTCTCTATGAGTATTTTTTGAAGTATGTATTGCATAAAAAAGAGGATCGTGATGATTCTATTTATAAAGTAACTGGCGGTATTAGTCATGATATTATAGAGCGATTTTATACTGAAGAATTATCTTATGAAAAAATGGCTGAAGAGTTTGACGAAGGATGGATGATGGCATTTGATATTGCTGATCTAAAATTTGTTCGTGGAGATGGTGCCAGAAACAATAGTATTGCAACTAAGTATTATTATGATTTGAAAAATTTCTTTGAGACACACGAGAAGATTACTGATCATATTGATATTGAAAAGTTTGTAACCGTAAAGGTTGGTGATGAATATTACCAGGGGTATATTGACGCTCTGGTGACAGATGAAAATGGTAATTATACTATATTAGATTGGAAGACAAGCAGCATATATAAAGGAGATAAAGCGAAAAATGAATGTGGGCAGTTGGTAATGTACTCTATAGCTTTACATCAGATGGGAATACCATTTGAAAAGATTAAGATTGCATGGAATTTCCTTAAATATCAGTGTGTAACTGTTCAATCTAAAAAAGGTGTAAAGAAAGTAAGAGAAATCGAACGCTTTGAGCTTGGGGAGAAACTACAGGCAAATGCAAAGATGTGGTTAAAAGAATTCGGATATGAAGAAAACATGTTGGAGTATCTGGATAAATTAGCTCAAACAAATGATATTACCTGTCTTCCACCGGAAGTACAGGAGAAATATGAATTGCATGATTGTTATGTATATGTTGACTTAACTCCGGAGCTGATTCAGTATTGGGAAAATTTTATTATCAATACTATGAAAATGATTCGTGATAAAGAAGCTACATATGCGGAACTAAAGGCAGCAGGAAAATATGATGAAGCAGATAAACTTTGGTGGGAAGATGAAGAGAGTCTAAAAAAGCAAAGTTATTATCTTACGAATTTGTGTGGTTATTCCACTAAACTTTATAAACCGTTAAAAGCTTATCTTGATGCTCAAGATGCAAAGAAAAATGGAGATATTTTGGGTACGAAAAATAAGCAGGATGAAGAATACGACATTGACAATTTAGATTGGCTTAACGATTTATAAGGAGATAAAATGGGACAGTATACTATTTACCATTGCCACTCAAACCGTTCTCTTCTTGATAGTTGTACTGATTATAAAGAATATGCAGACCGTGTAGCGGAGCTAGGGTATAAAGCCTTAGCTCTGACGGAGCATGGGAATGCCTATAATTGGGTTGAAAAAAAGATGTATATCAATTCAAAAGGGCTAAAATACATACATGGAGTTGAATGTTATTTAACAGCTTCACTAGAAGAGAAGGTAAGGGACAATTATCATACAATTCTTTTGGCTAAGAACTATGAAGGTGTAAAAGAAATCAATCTTTTGATTGATAAATCTACACAACCGGATCATAGATATTATAAACCACGTATTACATTTGAAGAGTTCTTTAATATTTCAGATAATGTAATCAAGATTTCTGCTTGTTTGGCATCACCTTTGAATAAATACCCAAAGGATATCCAGAAACAAATGGCAGAGAAAACTGCTGCATTGAAACAGGAACTGGCAAATAAAGTTGCTGAACTTGAAAAGCAGAAGAATGATCAAAAGGCCATGATTACATGGTTGAAACAGTTTGATGAAAATAGATGCATCCCTGAAGATTCATATTTGCATTATATCGAAGCTCAAATTGATAAGTTGAAGCAATATTATGATAATCTGCTTGAAGAAGTTCAGCTTATGAATGTGACAGCGAGAGAGACTTTTTATAAGTTACTGGAAACATATGATTACTATGAAATTCAGCCGCATGATTTTCCAGAGCAGAAACGATATAACGAATTTTTATATGCTGCATCAAAACAGACAGGGAAACCTTTAATCGCCGGAACAGATACACATAGCATTGATTATTATAAAGCTGAATGCAGAAGCATTTTACAGAAAGCAAAACGTATCGAATATGCTGACGAAGATAAATTTGATCTGACATTAAAGACTTACGAAGAGTTGGTTGAAATGTTCCGTATTCAGAATTGCGATATTCCATTTGATGTGATTCTGCAAGCAATAGAGAATACAAATGTGATGGCAGATTCTGTTACTGATTTTGAACTTGATACTTCTGTAAAATATCCAAAATTATACGACAATGAAGAGGAAGTATTAAAGAAAAGAATTTTTGATAAATTGCATGAGAAAATTGATGCAGGAATTATCAAAAAGAAAAAAATTCCAGAATACGTGAAGCGTATCAAAGAGGAAATGCGTGTATTTAAAAAGATTAATATGATTGGATTTATGCTCTTTATGTCCGAACTGGTATGTTGGTGTTGGGAAAATGGTATACCAGTTGGGCCATGTAGAGGATCTGTAGGTGGTTCTACTGTTGCATACATAACAGATATCATTGATGTTGATCCAGTTATATGGAATACAATTTTCTCACGATTTGCAAATGAAGATCGTGAAGAGGTTGGAGATATCGATCTTGATATTTCACCAGATCAGCGAGAATTAGTTTACAATCACATCATTGAGTCATTTGGATATGATAAGACAGCATATATTCTTGCTATCGGAACTGTGTCTGATAAAGGCACTATTGATGAGATCGGACGAGCTTTAGATATTCCACTTGATGAGGTTGCGCATATCAAGGAGATGTATAGTGCTTATAAAGATACAATTGAATCAACCGGAAAAAGAATTAAAGAAATCGAGGACATGATTCATTTTGATGAAATTAAACAGGCAAATAAAGAATCAGAATATTATGGCCTACGTCGTGATTATGAGAATAAGATAACTGAGCGTGACAAGGCTATAAAGCAAATGAATGATTTGAAAGATAATCAGTACAGGAAATTGTTCTATTATTTTGATGGAATTAATGGCACTCCGGTTTCTCAGTCAATTCATCCGGCAGGCATTGTAGTTTCTCCGGTAACACTTCCAGACAACTATGGAACGTTTTGGAATGATGGAAAACGTATTATGTGTATTAATATGGAAGAAATTCATGATGGAGCCGGTCTTGTTAAATACGATTTACTTGGCCTAAAGAATCTGGAAATTATTCGAAAATGTTATGAATATGCCGGACTTCCATATCCAAAATCACATCAGATTAACTGGAATGATAAGAAGGTATGGAATGATATTGTTCTTTGTCCTGCTGGCGTATTTCAGTTCGAATCGCCATATGCATACGAAATGCTTAAGAATTATGGCCCACAATGTATCAACGATTTATCAATGATAAATGCATCACTAAGACCATCTGGGGCTTCATATCGAGATAGGCTACTGGCAGGTGAAACAAATAAAAATCCATCACCACTTATTGATGAATTGCTGAAAGATAATAGAGGGTTCCTTATTTTTCAGGAGGATGTAATTGCATTTCTTCAAAAGATATGCGGTTTAAGTGGATC